TACCAAGTGTAGGCAGCCCAGTCAAAGAACTATATGCACCGTCAAAAGTATTCACTGTATCTGTAAACACAGCATTAGCAGGTACAGCAGTCTTAACATTATCAAACGCCCAATCAGAACTTATAGCTGTTGTGGTAGCACCATCTGTAGGTGTACTGCTTATGGCACGTTGTGATGTTATGTATCCAGCTGCACTATGGTCTCCCCAACTATGAGCAGTGTCAGCTTTTGCTCCTTGCGCTGCGGTTGCAAAGTCACCAGTATTAGAAGTAGCAGCCGTACCTAATGTTCTTTTTTCAATCTCATTGCTTCCACCAACTATTAAAGCAGTTAATGAACTACTGTTTACATCAAGAGTATCTATATATAATTTACCTCTAACTTTAAGGTCTGCATAAGTAGATAGCAAACCATTTTGGTCGTAAAAGTGAGGAGTTCTACGTCCAGTGGGATATCCACCCCAAACTTGACCTCCATATAAAATAATATCTCTATCTGAATAACTTCCTGTACTCCAGCTTGGGATAAACTCAACACGAACCTTGTGGTAATGACTTGTAGTGCTAGCCGTTTCATGCCATGCAATAGTGCTAAACGGAAGCCACAAATGCCCAGGCCAAGAACTTACGTTAGTTGAAGAACTTGTGTGTTGATACCAAGTGTCGTTATCACTTCTCTGTTTCCATATATGTACTTTACTGCTGTGACTTTGGCTTGACCAATAAAAGTAAATAGCATTGGCAAAGGTGTAGTATCTAGCATTAAACTCTACTCTAAACTTGTAAGCGGTGTTAGGAATAACAACATTAGAGTTATTAGTACGCAAGAATCTACGCTTTTGGTCATCACTAACAGTAACTTCTTCCCAAGCACTTGAAGATGTCATTTGCTTCCAGAAAGTAATATCTGTTAAATCATCGTAGGAGTTAGACAAGTCAGTCTTACAAGTAAACTGCGAATCAAACAAAGCCATCTCTGTAACCGTTGGGTCACCCAAGTTGTTTCTTGGCGTACCAGAAGCTATTTGGCTAAATTCTCTTGCTCGTACACCATTAGCATCTTCGATATCAGAAGAATTTAAATCAAATGCGTCTGAACCAGCAGAGCCGCTCCAAGAAAGTTTACCGTTAAAGCTGTCATCAGTATTGCTGCGTAAAAATGCACTGCTGTCTATTCCGTCAAGTAAGTTGGAATCAGCTGCTTTAGCTGTAGCACCCAAAAAATCTCCTGTGTTAGAAGTTGCAGCTGTACCCAATCCTAAATTGGTACGTGCGGCTGAAGCCGTAGATGCTCCAGTACCACCGTTGGCGATGGATAAGTCTGTACCGCTCCAGTTTCCGTTGTTTATGGATGTTAAGTATCCTTCAGTTCCGTGGTCGCCCCATCCGTAAGCGGTGTTCCAGTTTGAGTCGTTGTATCCACTTGCGGAAATTGTTCCAGAAATAGATGCATTACCAGCAAGCGTAAGATTACCACTTGTGGTAAGAGACATTGCTCCTGTTGATTTTGTTTGCCCACTGTATCCCCACCAAAAACCTCTGTCTGAATCATTGTTCATACAGAATGTCATAGCGTAATCATTAAGACCGCCATAGGTAACACCACTGGTCATACCAATACCATAAGTAGTACCACTCCATACAGAGAATTTTACATCTGCATTAGCACCAGTAGTAATCACTTGATTTCCACTTACAGTGACATCACCGCTAAACGAACCAGTTGTTGCTGAAAGAGCAGTATTAGGTTGATAAGCGGAATCAGCTTTTGTTCCTTGTGCAGCGGTTGCAAAATCTCCTGTGTTAGATGTAGCTGCACTGCCTAATCCTAAATTAGTGCGTGCAGCAGATGCCGTAGAAGCACCAGTACCGCCATTGGCTATAGACAAATCTGCCCCAGACCAATTACTATTGCTTACCGTTGTGAGATAAGTATTATTACTATCGAACTTTATTGCACCACCAGCCGATATTCTTATTCGGTCTGTTGTAAACCATACATATGTATTAGTATCACCCTCGTGATAAATAGCATTTCCGACATTAAAGTTTTCAGAAGACGGATTGGATAAGAAACGTACAGACATACAATATTATATTATGTTCCACAAAGATAAAAAAAAGAGGGGTGCAGTCTGAACCACACCCCTCGTATATTAAGATAAGTCTGTATTAGTCTATCTTGGTAACCATAACGATGATATCATTTGCTGCTGGTGCAGTGTTGAAGTCAATCGTTACATTACTGTCATCGGTTCTAACAACCTGTGCGTATACAGTCTCGAAGCTTGATGCATCATACATTTGTACAATTACATCACGAGTACCTAAGCTGTGTGTTACTGCAATGCTTGTTGCTGCGCCATCACCGATTGCTGTTCTGTAAGAGCGTGCTGCAAGACTTGCTGGCGTTACAGCTACTGAAGAGCTTGTTCCTGCAAGTGTTTCACCAGCAGTTGCAAGTTCTACGATACCTGCGTTAGTTGTAGAAGCAGTTTCTCCACTTACGGTAAACACACCAGAAGATACAGATACGTCAATACCACCACCTGCTGCTACTCTTGCACGACCAATTGTTGAAGCTGTTGCAGTGTCTACTACGAAGTCTAACTCGTTGTTAGCGTCATCGTATGTAACAGTGATACCAGTCTCGGTATTCCCAGCAACCATCTCACCAACGTAATCCTGTACTTGCTCTTTAGAAAGCTGCGTGTTGGTGTTTGTTGAAGAGATTGTAGTCCCAGAGATAGTGATGTTTGAACCTACGTCCAACCAAGCAAATGCACCTGCTGAATCATCCCAGAATGCGATGCGGTCATCGTTAGGGTCAGTAAGAGATTCAAGTCCTAAGTGGCTAAGAGCAACCGAATCAGCGGCTACGCTAATACCTGTTCCAGCACCTACGTTTAAAGTCTTGCTGAAAGCACCGCTTGAAGCAGAACCGCCACCAGTAAGACCATTACCAGCAGTAACAGTTACCGCAGTAATATCACCTACGTTGTTGGTGTACTCAGCACTTACAGGAATGTTAAAGTATGTAGAACCGTCATTAGTAAACTCCCAACGGTCATTTGTTTCATTGTAACGTAATGCAGTATTGTTTTCTGTGCCACGCTCAACCTCAACACCAGCATTCTCTGTAGGAGTACCAGTTATATTGTTGTTAAGTACAATGATGTTGTCATTAACGGTAAGTGTTTCAGAGTTTACCGTTGTAGTAGAGCCGTCTACCTGTAGCGTACCACGGATAACAACTGTAGTGTCATCTCCAGAGTCACCAATGTAAAGTGTGTCTGCACTGTTTAGACCAGCAAGACGAGCTTTAAGGTTAGCCTCACTTACGTCAACATCCGTGTTGGTTGTTTTAGCAGTCCAAGAGAATGTTCCGTCACCGTCAGAAGTAAGTACTTGACCAGCTGTGCCATTACTACTCACATTTAACTCAGAAGCCCCTACAGCGTTTGCTGCAATCTCTGAAGCACCAACTGCGTTAGCATCAATTTGAGCGGCTGTAACACTGTTTAAAGTAGCAAGAGAGCCAAGTCCTAAGTTTGTTCTCGCACCAGCAGCAGTAGATGCACCTGTACCACCATTTGCGACAGACAAGTCAGCTCCACTCCAGTCGGCATTGCTAATAGCAAGTGTACCACCAAGAGTTAAACTACCACTACTTGTTACCGTTCCAGTTAGAGTAATTCCGTTTACACTACCAGTAGTGCCTACGCTTGTTACCGTACCTGTGGTAGTAGAGAAGTTAGCATCGTTATTAAAGATACTTAATGGAATCTCACTTGCAGCCTTACGCTTCTGAGAAGATGCATCGAGTACAACGAACTCATCAGTGGCAACCATTGCTTCAGTCATGTCTGTCAATTCAGACAAGTCAACATTAATGGTAAACGAGCCAGATGTAGTAATTGTAGAACCAGTTACATCAATCAAGTTACCAGCAGTTACCCCTACAGAGGTTACAGTACCTGTGTTGGTTGTATAACCAAGACCATCTACGTAATCGTATACGTGGTTACCAGTTACAAGAGTCGTAGCACCGTTAGATACCACTGCTGTTTTAGCTCTTACTTCGTCAGATACAATTTCAATTGTTGTTCCATCTGCATTTACAGCAAGCGTTACACCTCCAGATGTCCCACCGCCTGTAAGACCGTTTCCAGCTGTTACAGCTGTGATGTCACCTGTGGTTGTAGAAAGAGCTTCCCATGCAGTTCCATTGTAGAACTTAATCGCATCAATGTCTGAGCGATAAATCATTCTACCCTCGAAGTTACCGCTTGAAGGGTCGGCAGTTACAACTTGGAAACGTGAGTCGATTAACTGACCTTGATTTAGGTCGATGTTACCGTCTACGTTTAAATTACTTAAAAATTTTACTTCAGCCATTTTAGTTCATATAAGCCTTCCCACTCGTTGGGGCAGACAGGGTTATTGTTAAAGAATTATCATCTGTATATGATACAGCACCATAAAGAACTGTATCTGCACTATCCACGACAGTAACCGATGGTTTCTTGCCGAGATTGTGTGTTACACTCCAAGTATCAGAAACAGAGTTCTGATTGTGTGTGTAGTGTGAATCTTTAGTAGTTATTACACCAGCTATAGAAACATTAATTTCTGGTTGAGACACAGTAGTAGTTGTTGCTACCGTGCTTACACCAGATATGTTTACTGAATCGCCACTATTTATTTCTATGTTACTCACTTACGTCTTCGTTAATCTTAAAGATTCCGTATACCCATGTTTTTACAGTGCCACCATTAGTAGACTGAAGGTCGTAAACATACAAACCTCCTGCTGCTCCAGCCATTGTAGCGGCTGTAGCTGTTATAGTTAAAACTCCAGCACTTGTTCCGTTGTAGCTGAAGTCTCCGTCAGCAATAATATCAGAAGAAGATGTATCAGTTTCCTTTACATCCATCTTCCAAGTGTATCCTGTTAGGTCAATAGCATCACCATCATCATCAGTAAAAGTGAACTTAAGCTCGAAGCTGTCCCCTCTACGACAAGTAACGTCTACTCTTGATGCGTTGTCTAAGTTTATCTGTGTTGCCATCTATCTAACCTCTATTTCTAATTCAAATGTTCCTTTAAGCTCAAACCCAGAAGGAAATGCGTTAGAATTGTCCGTAGAATCACCATAGATTAAATTAAACATATGGTAAACAATAGGATTTCCATTGTCATCAAACATTCTGCTCCAAGCATAAATACTAGTATTAAACCCATTTGCAACGTTTGAGGGTTGCGTAGGAACTACATTTTCATACTTTAAATACCTGTTGTTAGCGTGACTTGCGTTATAAGCTAAATCGGAAGGTGATGCTATATAATGCTTATAGCTCTGATAGCTTGCAGGGGCATTATTTTGCACGTAATTGTAAGAATATGTATTGGGGAAAATAGCGGTAAGAGTGTTTATACTATATGTTTGATTAGTAGTGACTGGCAAATAAGTATCATCCCAGTATAAAGACCTGTGTATGATTTTCATTGTTCCAAACTGTGCAGTAGTAAGACCCATTAATGTGTTTGAAACTTGACTTGCATTTTGTGTCAAATCACCTGCTGGGACATTAGTCTTTACGGTAAATCGTTTAACCCTGTACTCCGAGTAAGCTGCTAATTTAGACCAATCTAAAAGTTGAATTCCAGCGCTATTACTGCCTAATACTAATTCTCTGGATATAACCGTGCCACCACTGTATGCGCTTGAAACACTTCCAACTATTCCACCAACACCCCCTGTAGCTGAACGTACACCTCCAGAAGTTGGTGAGTTAACATCTACGGTGATATCGTTTGTATATAAAAGAGTTGCTGGAGAGGATGCAGTTGCTGGGGCTATAACAACCCATACTCCAACATTAGGGTTTTGTACACACACAAACTCGTACATTTGACCATCATTAGGAATGACATATGCGTCTCCAGCTGAAAGCCCTAAGACACTTCCTGTAGATGCATAAGGGTAAACCTCAATGCTTCTGGTTGAAGTATTTACTACTTTTACGGATGTGCCAATTACTGGTGCAGGAAGCTTAATAGCTATATTGCTTGCATCGGCTGATGTTATTAAACTAACGCCAGCTTCAAGTTGTGCCGCAGTAGCTAGAGAAGTTCCAGTTGCCGCTACAGTTTTTTGAGAGTACTTTATAGACTGAACCGTTAATGAAGTAACATCTTCACCAGCTCCATTCTGAAGCTTACCTTCTTGAGGGCTACCAGCGGTAGTTCCTATAGTAAGTAAGTTTCCGTAAGTATCTTCTATTTGTGTATTAGTTAAATTCATTATGACCAGCTTTGATTGTTGTCTGAAAATGAAAAGCTGGCATTTCTCCAAACCCTAAACGTAGCGCTTGATATATATGCCATTACTTTATTTAAACCTATTCCTAATCCTAGCATTTTAAGCTAATCTATATGCTAACAACTTTCCGCTGTCAACTGTTATTTCTGTAAAAAGTCCATATATTGTTAAGCCAGCAGGTATTTCAACTGTGGTTAAATTATCCCCAAAGCTAGATACAGTGCTTATAACACTGCTCTCTAAGGTTGTTACAGCTACATAAGTATGTGCTGTTAAAGACCCAGCTCCACTTTGATAATCAAAACCAGATTGACCAAAAGCTTGAAGGTTTGCATTATAATCGTGTACTAACTTATTCTCTGCCATTTCTTGTTCTTTTTACAAAGGTAGTAAATTACTGGTTATCAAGAAGTTAGTCTATCTATTAAGCTATCTCCCTCATCTTCTAATTCCCCACGCTTTCCTTGGCGTTGAGAAATCATTTTAGATTGTTCAATAGCTTGTTTTTTAACTCTTTCGTCTTTAGCCTTTTCTTTGCTTGATTCTATTCCTTCACGGAACTGCATGTCTTGCTGCTTCATTCCCATTTGAACTTGGGTCTTAGCACTTTCAATTTGACCTTTTAGCTGATATTCTAATTGCAGCAACTGAGCTTTAGCTTGAGCGTCAGCTTGTATCTCTGCAATCTTAGCTTGGCTTTGCATCTGAATCTCCTGCATCTTTCCTTGGCTTGCAACCTGTGCAGTCTGCTGATTCATTTGAGCTTGCATCTGAGAGTTTCTTTGCGCTATTTCCTGTTGCGCCTTCATTCTCTTCTTACGTCTTATAATAAGAAGTCTCTCCGCTTGGTCTACATCTTTTAATTGCCTTACAGACATTGCGTCTTCTAAGTCAATTTCTTTTTGAGCAAGAGCCACTTGTATGTTCTGCTCTAAGTATGACTTTTCGGTTTCATCCATTTCTGTCTGAACCTTAACCCCAAAGTTGTACATAGGAAGGTCTCCAAAAGAAGCTAATACTTTCATATTGGTCTTACCTATGGCCTGCTCATAAGCTTTAAATATAACAGACTTAGGAGGCAGTATCTGTAAACACTTTACGATATCCTCACATACTTTAGTATATAGATACAAAGCTGAATTAGATATGTCGTAGATGGCATTATTGCCAGCGGCAATTGCTTGCTGACGCACACCTACCAACTGCTCTCCCTTTGGAGATGTCCCATCCATTACTTCGTTAATACCTGTTGTATCACGGATAAGACGGAGATTATGGTTATAGATACCGATAAGCTCATTGATATTCCTAATGCTATTGTCCAGAGACCTAACTGGAGGGTTCTGGAATCCACCTTCTGGATTCTTCGAGCGATAGTAGAATACACCTGTTTGTTCATAGATGTCTTGTATATCTAATGGTTGTAGTTCACCGCCTTTACCTAACTGTACATTCTCTAACCCTTCAATGTCTACAATCAATCCATCTGGCTTAGCCTTAGCAACAGCTTGCTGTAGCTTTAGGTGAGAAAGCTGTAACTGGTCAGCAAACCCTATTACCGAGCCCACAAGAGACTTAGGCATCATTCTGCGCAAGTTAGTTGCAACTACAGAATAGGATAATCTAGCTTTAGTTAAGTCGTGTACGTTTTTGGGTATGTTTCTTTTTTGACCGTAGTCATAAATATAACCGCATCCTACAACATAGCTCCCTCCAAACACTGTTTGAATATTCATGTGCTTAGGTTTCCTGTCGTATACAGATTCTTTAGGCGGTGTGTAATCAAAGCCTTTGTAATAGAATCCGTTATTACCGAACTTAGACTTTTTCTGCTCAAACATCATGTCATCTGTAGACATGAATTCAAAGTCCATTACTTCAACAATAAACTCATCATATCCATAAGTTGTACGGTCTAGAGTTTCATCGTAGTATTTATAGCTTAGTTTATCAGCTCGGTTCTGGTATTTATTTTTTACGCTTTGCCCTATTTTTTCATATTGCTCTTCTGTAAACTCATCACGAGCAATACGCTTAAGTTCTGAGATGCTGATTTTCTTAACGTGTCCTGCATAGATGAGGTCACTAAACGTAGGGTCTTCGGTGTAGCTATGGAAGAAAAATGCTGGGTCGATGTACTCTTCTTTGATTCCATAGTTCGGGTCGTTACTTCTTTTTATAACACCCATACCACAAGCTACTAAATCATTGACAGCTCTTCGATATACACGTTGGTCAAAATCATTCCACTCCAGTGTCATGTTAGTACCAACTTGCGCTGCAATCTCAGCTGCTGTTTTAATATTAGCGTCCATAAAAATCTCAGCTTCTTCTGCCGTTTCTGGTATTGAAGAAGTATCAATTTTTGTGTCTACACCTAGAGTTTCTAGGTCTTGTATAATGTCTTTGTTTTTAACTTGGAACATCTTCTTGGCTCTCTCTTTGTCTTTTTGAGACTGAGATAGAGGGTCAATAGCTGTAAGGTTTGGATATGGTTTTCTAGAAAGTATGTTGTTTACTACAATTTTAACAAACTTAGGGACGATAGGCACTGGAGACCAATCAAGGTTTAGTAACGTACCGTCCCCACTGTTTGGGTCAAGAGAGTTTAATATCTGTTTGTAGATTGAAGTATCTTGCGTACCATTAGCGTAATCACGGTTGGTCTCAAAATCCTTCATGCGTCTTCGGAAAAGACTGCGCTCATCGTCAGAGCTTCCCCATTGTTTTTCAATAGCTTTAGCATACTTCAGACCGTAAGACTTATTAGTCTTAACTGCATATTTAGCAAATGGGTCTGGGAAATTGCCGTACTTCCCTTTGTCGTTGTCGTTTTCGTACATATAGCGTTTCGCAAATACTTCCTCGCAAATATACGAAAATAAAGAGCTGAGTTTTAACGCCTTATCTCCTTAGTGTATCTACGAAAAAACTTCTTGTCATCGAATCGCGCCTCTTTTTTATTGACCTTCGTTTTTTGCGCCCCTAATAATGCAAGGCCGCTCGATATTGTTAAATCATATTTTGTACGATTGTCAATTTTGTAGCCAATCCAATCATCCAGAGTTCTTTGGAAATACATTTTTCCCATCTCCCCAGTCTGAGTATTTATACCTACGTGTTCTTCTACGTAAGCTTCTATTGCATGAGCATGAGCCTGTATGACATCTACTGAGTTAGAAGGTATACCTCTTGTCTTAGTATTGGAAGATGAATTAGGAGACTTTAGATGTTCTGGTCTCCTCATTACATACTCTTGGTATCCACGGGATTCAAAGTGTCTTACGATTCCGTATTTGTTATTCTCTATTAGAAGAGGATATCCGTAGAACACAGCGGCCATCAAAACGTCTTCGTAGAATATCTTTGCTAGAGGCGGTCTTGATGCATACTCTGCTACGAACATGTTTGCTGGAGCTGCCATATTAAACTTGTTGTACAAATGACAAGCACCCTTTGACCCTCTGTTGTCTGTCGTAGAATCTAAATCATAGCTATCCACACCGCCTACACCTATGTGCTCGTTTGCAGGATATTTAGCTCCATACTTTATAACGTGTTTGTTTCTGTTCTCTGGCTTAGGCATCCAAGAAACCCTCCACCTACCTTGAGGATTTGGACTAAATACAACCTCGCTGTCAGCAGCTCCTTCTTTCCAGCTAAAATTACCTTGAACCACTGGATTTGGATACAACTCTTGATTGTGCTCAACTTGCTCGTATATCTTTCCGATATTAAAAGTAGACCCTTCAATACTGTCTCTCATTGACTCATCTATAGTAAACGGAAACTGACGTATAAATTCATTTAGCTCTCTAGCGTCATGCTTAAGCGCTTCTCTTTCATTCTTTAAATAAGTCTTTGCACCTATGTCTACGTAATCACCGTCAATTGTTTTTACTGGCTTATCTGGGTTTTCTATAACTGGCATTCCGTACTCGTCAAAAAATCCCTCAAGAGCTTCAAAGGCTGGTATAAATAAACGATACAGCCCTGTCTTTGTCCTGCCGTTTGCATTTCTATCTTCTGGGTCTGAGTCTCTCCAGAGCTCTTTGTATTGACGACCGCCTTTATCCATTGGGTTAACAGTAGAACCCATAAGACATTTACCTATAATCTTACGACCTACAATTAAACAGGTTTTTTCTATTCGCCATGCTTCACGAATATCCGTAGGCTTCTCCCACTTACCGCTTTCATCTAAATACATTAAATGAAGCTTCTCACCATCATATGCGTTATTGGTCGTGTTCTTCCAATTTATAATCGTATTAAGGGCTTCGCCCTTGTTAGATGTTTTATTATTCTTTGTGATACGTTTAGAAGGCTCTCTAAAGGCGAGCTCCATACGTGGATTGGTTGTACCATCCTGTATAGGCTTAAAGAAGAAGGGGTAGCTTTTAAACATAGGAACTACCTTCTTCATAAAGATATTTTCCTGTGCGTCTTTACCTGTCTTGGACTGTATGCCTAGCAGTTTGTCTTTTACTTGAGTACCCTCGTCTACTAGTATAGCCGCTGAAATATTGGTGTATCCAGAGCGTCTACATTTGGTATACATCTGACCAATGCATCTTGAATCTGCTTCACAGGCCGCAAAATGAATAAATAGTTTTCTTTGAAAGTCTAAAAATGAAGCATAGCCTATATCCATCTTGCTCCATTGTAACATCATATAGTGTCTCCCTGTAATGTAGACAGGCTTGCCGTTATTGTAAAACCAAAGACCGTTGCGCCTGCGCTCAAACTCTTTCTCGATGTACGGAGAAAATTTCTTTTTGAATTCTGACTGCATTTCATACCACTCATCCATAGAGCGAATCCTCTGCAATTCTTCTGGCACAGGAAGTCTTCTCCACATTTGCAAATGAGGCTTCCGTTCATATCCAAGGATTTCTTTTTTAGGGGGTAATTTGGGAAGCTGAATATTAATCCCACCAATTTCGGTAACCTCGCCATCTGTATCGTTGGGACATATATTGATAACATAGTTATCATACCCTTCAATTTGTTTAAGTCCAGCCATTTCATTAAATTTGATTTATGAAACGTATTATATTAATAGCTTCTATTCTTTTATTGTCATCTTGCGCTACACAAAAAAATTCGTGTAAGTCCTTGAATAAATGCACCTACGAAGGCGAGCATTATCATATTATTAGACATTAGTAGTCCCAGTAACAGAATATCTGATTACTTTGAGAACTTTTCTGCAAATCCACCAGAGTAGTCTTGTTCTTCTTCGATTCCTCCAGTTTCTCGGAGTTCTCTAACCATTTGTTCAAGTCTTTGGTATTCGATAAGCAGTTCTTTTGCATCAGTAGCTGTTTGTTTAATACTCTGTAATTCAGCCTTACGCTGAGAGCCAGAAAGTTCTGAGTCTACAGGCTTCCTAACCTCGTCAATCATGTTGTTTATCGCAACCTCCATAGAGGACAATAATCGAGTTGACGCTTCTTCTGTGGTAAATTTACTTTTCTTTGGCATACACTAGTTCTGTTGTTCTCATACGGTACACCTTATCTCCATTTAGAAGCTCCATCTCGTATTCAGAATTCTTCGTGTAACCCACCATATCACCAGACTTCGTTCCAATCCATTCTGAATCTGAGGGTAGGGTGAGTAGTACGCCTTCCAGTTCTGGTTCTTTTTCGAGGCTAAGAATGATGCCAGAATCACTTGTTTCCTCTTCCTGCTCAACAGGGGGTGCAACAAAACACCAATCCCCAAGCATAGTAATATCACCAGCTTCGTCTTCGATAGCGATAGCGTGGTTTGCATATCCTCCGATAGGGTCGTAGTTGACCAAAAATAAATCTTCTCCAAGGTCATACATTTGTTCCATTACAACGTGATGGTGGAAGTATAGAATAGCCCCTTCACAGCTTTCTATTGGACAGTCTACAGGACAGCCTACAATCTCACCGTAGTTTACTCTATGTTCGAACTCATTGAACTTGCTCACAAGTTGCAATGTCCCTCCGTTGAATGAAACCTCATCATTAAACTTCTGAGGTATGTGCACTATAAAATGGTGTAGTGGCTTCATATCAATCGAATCTTAAGTCATACTCCAGTATACAAGGCATATCATCAACCGCCTTCCATACCATTGTCCCTTCCTCGTTCTCTATGTATATGAGGTATCTCTTTTTACCAAAACGATGCAGATGTGCTTCGTCTTCTGTGATTGCTACGACTTTACCGCTTCCAGCTCTCATGCCTACATAGTAAGCCATAGCGTCCTTTGGGTCTCGCCCAATAACTATTTTTCTAATCATTTTAATTTAATTGTAAGAGGATTCGATTTAGTTTACACTATCGTCTCCTCTTGATAAATTTATCCAGTAATCTATACTCGATGGGTCTAGCCTTTCTTCTTCTTGCTCCATTCTGTAAGCCTCTACGGAATAAGAAAGTAAGTCATCAAGTTCTTCTTCGTCTGCTACAGAGAAAGAAGAAAGCAAGCTCATGTTGGCTCTCTCATCTCCCTCTTCATCAGTGTACCTTGTTTCTAGGTTTATGAAGCCTACAGCTATCGCTGCTAAGAACTCGTCTTCAAGTTCAAATTTTTTAACAACGTTATTTATAGCTACAACAAGTTCTTGTATTTCGAGGATGCAATCTTTTTGCTTTTCAGTCACAGTTTTAATCTAATTTAGTTACAGCAAATGTGCTCTGAGTTGTCATAGTGGCTCCACCACCAGAATTCATTTTTACTTCGTAGTATATGTCATCAGAATCAGCACAGTGTGTAAACAAACTAAATCCAATACCCATGTTTCCTGTCGATGCTTTTGACCTTACGATACTTTGAATTGTTGCAGCTGAACCACCACTTGGCTTTCGCATCACATTTATTGTGATGTCAGTATTAGATACTGTGACCTCAAGCATAAGGTTTACATCAATTCTAATTGCACCATTACGAACGATAGTCATTGCACCTGTCGTTGTTGATGATGTTTGCAAGTGAGCATTACTAGAGTCGTTAAACAAGTAAGAACTTGAAACAGAATTATTGTTTACCGCCCCTTGAGATGGTGTATCTAGTGTTGTTGTTAGGGTGTATGATGCGCTCGGTCTTAATACAAACATTGGGTTTGCAAAAGATTGAGCAGAAGCCGCAGAGAAAGCACTTGTGTCTAGTTCTCTTTTTACAACATTATTACTAGCGTCTACAAGTAGAACCGTAAGTTCCGATGAATCGGTTGTGGGTGCTGTGGTAAACGATAGTGTGCCGTCAACCTCTACAGTGTCTGTAGATAGCTTTAGTGCAGAGTCTGTACCTGCTCCATCCTCTACTACTTTTAGTGAAGATGTAATACCGTTTGAATCTAATTTTAATAGGGACGTATAGGTGTCCTTGACCTTATTTCCAGAAAGAGTTGCCATTTGCTTAACTTTGTATACAATGCAAATTTAATAAAAATGGCAAAGCGCTCAAGAAAAGGTATGTTTAGAGATTTTAAAATCCGAAAACAGGAAACCCTCAATAAAAGTTATCTTAAATACCTACGTCTAGCCCAGAGAGACATAGTAGCGAGCTATGATGTGTCCGAAAGCGAACTAAACTTTCTAATCTTTGCTTACGACTATGAGTTTTTTACAATAGACCACATTTCTTCTGCTTATTTCTACCATAAATTCAAATTTGGGCAAAGAATACTGTATCCCTTGTCAAAAAGAGACTATATATATAAGTATTACGACAAATTATCGCCTAATAGTTATGAGGATGCGGTATTTGATGAGAGTAAGATGAGGTATAGAGTCAGATATGCCTTAACCCAAAAGGCTAGACTCCTAGTTCAGAGATTTTACCGCAAGGTAGAGGGTCAAGAACAGATTAATGTGCCTTCTTAACCTTAAATGGCATCTTTAACGCTGCTCCTTTGTGCGGAACGAACTTCCCTTTGTGGGGCATTAGGTAATAACGCCCCCCTTCGGTCATCCAGTGATAACCGTCTGGGGCGTTAACCATTACTTTTTTCTTTGAGGCTTTCACTTCTTTCCTTTTTTCTTAGCATTAGCTTTGGCCATCATGATAAAGTCAGCTTTAGTAATCTTGCCGTCTTTGTTAAAGTCTAAACCTTTTTTCTTACCAAACTTACCGCCTTTTTTGTAGGTAGGCATCATACCGCCTTTCTTGCGCATGCCGTCATCTTCGAAAGGTGCTGGAGACATCAACTGAATGTTCTTGTTCTCTTTAGCAATCTTCTCTAGCTTCTTACGCATTGCTGCTGTAAGAGGGAAACCATCTTTTGTTTTACCTGTTTCTAATGCTTTTGCAGCATCGTTCCCCATATTGGCTTTTTCTTCAAAAGACCCTCCTTGTTCGTATTTCTTCTTTGCGTACATTATTTTTTAGCTCTGTTGCGTTTAGCAGTTATAAATTTCTTTTCATCGTGGTCATAGTCCATACCATCTCCATTACCATATCTCCCAGACTTACGTCTCATCCTGTTTAAGAATGCACGGTACTTCTTACGAGCTTCGGTAGAATGGTACTTCTTATCGTACTTCTTCTTTTTATCTCTGGCCTTTTTATTCTTGGCGTAGTATTTAGCCGTCTTACCCATACGGTACGTATCTTGTTTTTCCGTCCACACGCACCGCTTTTAGTACTTGATTACGATTTCTACTATCTTTTTTGTGAGATATATGCACCCAGTCTGGATTCTCATCAGTCCCAAACTCCCAGATAAGCTGGTCAAATTCAAGCCTATCTAACGCAAAGTTAAATATGTCTGCATTAGTAATAACACCGTACACGTCTGCATCGAGGTCAAGCGCCTCACCTTTACTATGCTGAGAGGTTTTACTCCCCCCGATAGCCTCATTAAGCGCTTCGCTTCTGTACCCAGAGCTCACGAAGATAGGGCACATAAATTCCTCACGAATAGGTTGGAATATGTTTTCTGCCACCGCCTTTAGATTCTCAAGATGCGCTTCTGTCGGTTCGTTTGCAATCCCTCGCCTCTTCGCAGTAGCAGACTTCGTCACTTCCGCAAGAGAAAGGTTCTTTGATAGATGCATAATTGTAATCGCTTAAGTAATAGTATGTTACAAAAGCAAAGATAATCAATAAAACTAGAATTATGAGCGCCACCATTTTCCTACAATCATTATACAACCCATTAAAATGGATATCATTAATATCATATCTTTAAACTTGTCCCAGAAAGTTTTCTTCTCTACGTATACTATCTTCTCGTAAGGAACTTCAATAGTCCGAACTATCGTATCCGAGTCGCATATTGCGTCTATAGTAATCGTGTCGTTCACCTTTACTATCTTGACTCTCAGTCTGTCCTTTACCAGAGTAATAGTATCGTGTTGCTTCATAATCACAGTATCCGTGATAGCCACAGGTGGGCTGACAACCGTGTCCGTCACAACCAGCGTGTCTCTTTCCAGAATCATAGGGTCTTTCTGCACCGCTTTCTTTAAGTGCCATTGAGCGCTGCAACTCGTTAATGACGTTAGTAGAATTAACTTTACCAGCCATTTCATTACTCTCCCTTCTTAGTCGCAAACTTTTCTAACCCTGCAATACCAAAACTGCCAAGAGTCACTATTACAAAAGAATTGTAAGTAAACTCATTGATGACTAAATCTTTGCCTACAGCACCGCTGATTACATCAGCCAACATAACCAACACCATAACAGTAAATGATAGAAACCCAATAATTGTCTTCTCATTGTAGCTGTTGTCGTTTTTAAAAATCTCTCCGAATCCCATAATCTTTTTTATAACCTTCATAACTTATTGTATTATAGTATATTATATGCAAAGATACCGCTTTTGTTTCATTTGCTCTCCACTTAAAGTATCACTTTAAGGTTGACAATGTCCAAAAAAAGTTGTAACTTCGCTAAGTCGAAAGACCACAGAGGACTTCAACAGAAGGACTCCTTCAAACACTTCTTTTCTGAAGATAACGGTGGTCGCCTCAAACGACCCACCGCTCACTTACAATCCTTACGCATTGACATCAAAGGCGCATAGTACCCTATTCCGCAGAAGCGGTCGTTTTTCTGGGAGTTACAGAGTCCGATTAGTCCACTTATTCCATCGGACTGGACTGTCAGAATAGAAAACATTCCTGAGTAATACATTTTGTGGGGATTATATAGTATAAAAAACAATTGAGAATTCTACCCAAAGTCGATTCTATACCCCAACCCCCTCGGCACACAGCAAAGCTGTGTGGACTTTTTGGCTTTTCTGCTAGTCGGACTAGCTATTGCTAGTCAGCGCGCGTTCTAGGGACTAGTATATCAATAACTGGTATAGTTCTCAATAAAGAGATTAATAACCTTAGTAGGGTAAACACTAGCCGTGTGCCTGCATTATGCGCCCGCATCACGAGGAAATCGTCAGCCAATATAGTATTACGTAGTAATACTTATTGTCAAATCCTATTTTTTTGTTCGGAAATTTGGTGGTATGTTAGTCGGCGATGGTTCAAACGAATTGAGCCACAAGTAATCTTCTAAAACTTATACTATGAAGACTTATTCTTATTCTGACAAAGTAATCTATTTCACTAACAAAGCTAAAGACTCTAAGAGCTCTAAGCAAGCTTGGTACTTCTACGGCAAGGTTAAGAACCTTGTCAAGTGGTATGAACTTACTGAAGAAGAGATGGCTGGCCATCTAGCTTACTTACCTAAGTTAGCTAAAGCTATCGAGAACAAGTATGGTTCTACTAAGACAGAAGCTAAGGCTTCTGCCCCTGTTACTAAAGTAACAGCCCCTGCCCCTAAGTTGGCTACGCCAACTGAACCTGCTGTTTCTAAGAATGGTAGAACTAACAATGCTCTTAGAGTTAAAGCGGTTATCGCTAACCTAGAGGCTTCTATCGAAATCCTTAGAGCTATCAAGTAAGCAATAGCTTACTTAACTGAGCTGAGCCTCAGCCCTTCGGGGCTGGGGCTTTTTGTCGTTGTAATCAGTCCGTTAGGGCTATAAATTAAATGCTATGTTAAAGCTAATGATTGTATGCTTGTTAGGGTTAGTGAATTTGTGTTTGCTAACTATTGTTAAACCATTAAATGATGAGAAGTAATATGAAGTATCTGAAGATGATTGAATTCTTAGCTGGTGAGCTAGCTAAAGCAGAGGAACTTGTTAAGAATCAGAGTGTCATAAATGCTAAGCTAGAGCAGATGACTATAGAGAAAGACCATTGGAAGGAGGAGGCTCTAGAGTACAGGAATGAAATAGAACCTAAATGGTGGGATAAAGAGAAAGAGCTATACGAAGAGCTAGAGAAAGCTAAAGAGATAAACGATAAGTATAATATCGAAGTTCTACACGAGCAGTCTGACTTAGTAGCAGAGCTAGAAGAAAAGGTTAAGAGTCTTAATGATAAGTACTCTAAGGCTTGGGCTAATGACTTTGCTTATCATCATCTAAAGAAAGTGTATGATGAAGACAAATCATACTATGAAAATAAGATAGCTAAGCTACAGGTAGAAATTAATCACTTTAAAAACAACAAATAATATGAGTAAGAAGATTGAAAGCAATGGCTTCATTGCTAACTGGAACAAGATTATTAATTCTCAGTGTCGGGATGATGCTGAGAAAGATAACAAGGCTAAGGCTAAGATAATAGCTGATGACTATCGTAAGTACAATACTAATGCGGTAACTAAACCTGCTAAGATAGACAAAGAGCTAAAGGCTGAGGTCAAGAAGGATTTAGATAAACTATTTGATAACCTATTAAACTGGTAAGATGAGTAAGGAAAGAGAAATCCCTAAGAGATTAGAGGTAGCAACTTGGTACCTAATTAATGTGTGGCCTTACATTAGTAGTAAGGAAGATGAGATTGAGTGGTTGGTAACCCACTTACAAGAGCCTGCGTTTAAGGCTATTGAAGGTATGTATGATGAACAAATGAATAAACTTGAGGCCGATGGCTTCTTTAAATAAATAGAGTTATGGGATTAGACATGTATTTAACTAAGCGTACTTATGTACAGAACTGGGACTATATGAAAGAGTCTGAGAAGAACCACGTAAGTGTTAAGGGTGCTGATGCAAAGCACATTAAGAGTGAGAGGGTTCAGTATATTACTGAGCAACTAATGTATTGGCGGAAGGCTAATCAAATACACCAATGGTTTGTAAAGAATGTACAAGGCGGTGATGATGATGGTGATGAATATACAGTTAGCTTACCAGAACTTAAGCAACTAATGGATGTATGTTACGAGGTTATGACTGATAACAGCAAGGCTGAAGAGCTACTGCCTACTAGCAGAGGCTTCTTCTTTGGTGGCTATGACTATGATGAGTTCTACTTTACTCAAGTAACTAATACCTATAAGATACTTAAAGAGATGGTAGAAGAGTTAGAAGAATATAATACACCACTAAACAATAGAGCTTGGATACAATACCGAGCAAGTTGGTAGAATGCAAATCTACATTGAGGTAAATTTTCGTTTGACTACGTCAAACAAAATTTACTTCAATGTAAAAAGCGAAGGAAGTTTGCCGTACCTTGAATGGAGTCGGTCGACAGCCCCCCCCCCCTTTCCACACAAAATAATATAATTAAATAGATAGATTATGAATGATTACAGATTCTCAGAAGAGTATTTAGACCGCTTCGGTCTTAACAAAGCAGACCTTTATCTAATAGATATAGCATTGCAAACATATACTAAGCAAGCTAATAAAGAAATAGATGAGGCTGAAGCTAAGGGCAACAGAAGTATTTTCGGTAAGAGTTTCTTTGAACAAAGAAGAGAAGACATCTTAATGAAGCTAGAGATGTGGCTTAAGCCAGAACTAGTGTACGAAGAAGAATAATAATTTTAAGTATGGCCTCACCAAAGTGGTGGGGCTTTTTATTAACCTGTAAATTAAATTATATGACTAAGCAGGAAAAAGTGTTTCAAGTATTGGAACAAACAGGATTGAATTGGACTGTTAACAAGAAGGAACTTGTATCAGTTGATGGATTAACTACTGACTCATTCGGCATCTTCCGTAATGATAACAACCAATGGTTAGGTACAACAGGTAAGAGATACGAGCCGTATCAGAACCATCAGTTAGTATCTAATATGGTAGAGATTACTGATGAGGTAGGCTTAGATGTTAGTCGAGGCGGTCAGTTAAATAGTGGTAGTAAGGTATTCTTACAAGCTGAGTTACCTCAAGATGCGGTAGGTAATAGTGGTATCAAGCGTTGGTTAACTACTACTAACAGCCACGATGGTACTAGTGCTATTACATTAGGGTATTCTAATATGGTGATTGCTTGTAGTAATTCATTCCATGCCGCTAGTAAAGGGTCTAATAGATTCAGACATACTATCAATGCCGATGCTAACATACAAGAGAATGTTAAGCAGATACAACTAACCTTAGCTAATGAGATGAAGTTGATTGAGACATTCAAGGCTATGCAAGCTACTGATATCAGAGATGAGGCGGTAGATAAAACTGTTAGGGCTTTGTTTAGCATTGGATTAGATACTATGCAAGACGACATCAGTACTCGTAAGCGTAATCAAGTAGAGACCTTTAGTAACAACTTAGTTACTGAGATTAATACTCACGGCAAGACTATGTGGTCGCTGTTCAATGCAGTAACTAGGTATACTAATCACGAGGCTTCACCTAATGATGATGATGCTAAGAATAACTACCTAATGAATGGTGGTGGGTTCAAGCTAAACAACATTGGCTACAATGAGATTATGAAGTTCGTTGATGCTAACACAGAAGGTATCTTAGTATAATTAATAACTTAAATATTTATCAACCCTGCCCTGCCTCTATGAGGTGGGGCTTTTTAATTCAATTATTATGAAAACAAAAACAAACATTATGGACAAGTTCAAGCAAGTAATCATCAAGTGGTTAGGATTAGACTATGTAGTTAACAAGTTAGATAGCGTGTCAGAAGACCTATACAATAAAGATTGGGGTGCTGAGATTAATTACAGAGATATAGAGAGAGAGTTAGACTATGGTAGGTTTGATATATCTTCTTCAGATGTAGCTGATAACTTTGATGCCGATGACATCGCTCGTGAGTTAGACTATCACTCTATTGCTTATGAGTTAGATACTTATGAGATTGCATCCAACATAGAAGCTGGTGATATAGCTTACAACATTGACAAAGAAGAGTTAGCTGCCTGTGTTGATTGGGATGACTTAATAGCTGGGTCTTTAAACAGATACTTTGAAGGTGAGAAGATGAATGAGTTTGCTCATATAGTAGCTGAGAAGATAGCTGACCGAGATGGTATGGTTGAGTTAGTCGGTGAAGAAGTATCTAATCAAGGGGTAACTATGGATGAGGTCAAGGCTATGGTGTTAGACTTTGTTGGTGACCCTATTGAACACAGAATCCGTGAGGCTATACTAAACACAGAGGTAATGGTGAGTGCTAAATTAAATGTAAAGTAATGAAACGAACATACACATTCAAATACTCTAAAGAGTTAGAGTTTGAGGCTGATTCTTACGAAGAAGCATTCGAGATGTTTACAAACTTTGATGACCCTATTATCACGGATTACATCTGCGAAGTAAAATAATTAAGATGATGAGACAGAAGATAGTATGGTTAGATAAAGACAACATCTTTGTTGTATCTAAATCCAAAACAACTAACAAGAAGATTAGTGATGGGTCTGCCTTAGTGCAGACCTACACTTTCAGTAAAGAACAATGGGTACTAGCTACTACTAGCAGTGGGTTTGGTATGAAAAAGTTCTTTGCTTTAGATGCTAGTAATTGTATGGACTGCCCTTACTCTGGTAATCAAGGTGAGGGTGGCTGTTATACCCATAAGTTTAATCAGTATGTTGGCTTCCTTAGTATGCTTAGAAGCATAAGGTCTGACCAATTGACACCGCTAGACAAGGCGAAGTTCACTATCATCAGTGATATGTGCGCTGACTCTTATGTTAGGTTCGGGACTTATGGAGAGCCAAGTCTATTAGACCTTCAATTAGTAAATAAGATGGTTAAGACTGCTAAGTCTTGGACAGGTTATACTCATCAATGGAATAAAGAGTGGGCTAATAAGTATGGTGAATACTTTATGGCTAGTACTCATAACAAGGAGGAAACCTACAGGGCTAAGCAGAAGAACTACCGCTCATTCATTGCTACTAAGACAGGTAATGAAGAAGCGGTTACTTGTCCAGCTAGTGCTGAGGCAGGATTCAAATCAAACTGCGCAAGCTGTGGCTTGTGTAGTGGTACGTTAGGTAAAGGAAAGAAGGATATTAAAATCTTAGAACATTAATTATGAATATTTACGAGCAACTAGAAGAAGAGGTTAAGATTATTAACCAGCAAGAGATTTTAGACAGAAAGATTTATGTTGAAGAACTAAAGTCTAGAGAAAAAAGAATGTTAGAGGCATTCGATAATATGGGTTTAGAATACAAAAAGGATGAAAGATACCTACTAGAAGATAGGATTGGTGGGAAAATCAAGTTAGAGTACCAAGTAAAGCTTCATCCTCAGAAATTTACTAAAGATAAATATGGTGAGAAGGAGGACTTTTACTTCACTAGAAATGTACGAGCATCAAAATATGGTTACTATATAAGTGATGCTGACGGATATATTGGGCATCATGATAAAACCGTGACATTAAATGAAGTCATTGATAAATTAAAGGATGCTATAAGACGTGTAATAAAAGGTCAAATCATAAAACAATAACTATGGATGAGATAAACGAACAATTCGAAAACGACATTACTGATATAGCTATCAGTATAGTAGATGAATTAGTAGAGCAAGGTCTTATAAAAGACTGCACCGATACTGATGACTCAACTGAATTTGATTTTCAAGATGCAATCAAAGATGCCCTGTTTAGATACGAGGCTATGTTTAAATCATAAAACAATAACTATGAATAATTTAATTAAAGAGCAAATCAAAAGACAGAGCAAGATATGTAGTGATACATATTACTCTATTACTACTTGTGGAATGTGTCCATCGATTAATATCGTAGACATTAGAGATGAAGACCATCAGTGTCATGCCTGCGGATTCGAGGGGGACTTGAGTGATTTCCCAGATTTATTTTACCCAGAAATGGAAAAACAATAACTATGAAATACTTTACAACATTCTTCGTTGTCTGGAACAACGGACTAAGAGAAGAGATTGGGACAGGTCTATACAGCCACCCAAAGAGAACACAATGGTTTAAGCATTGTGAATTATTATTTAACCAAGATAAATTGTTGACTTATGGATACGAAAGAAGTTACTGAGATGAATGCTAATGACATTCACAGATTTGTAATGTTTGGGTTCAACTACCCACCTAACTTTATAGAAGAAGCTTGGGGTGATGAGCCGATGATGAAAGACCACCTACAAAAGAAGTTCGTTGACTACTACAATATCTACGGAAGTAGTGCTGTGATGAATCAGTTTTGGGTGAACCTTGACGGAAAGAACAGAGAGATACTAATCAATTATATTAACCTTAACTACAAGCAACGTGGAACAATTGGTTTCACACTTAAACAATCACTTTAACTAAACACACTTAACTAATCATTATGAAAAATCAAAACGTAATTGCTAAAGCACTCAAACTTTACTTCGGTGACAAGATGAATCGCAACAATGTGCACAATGCCGAATCAGCCAAGTCATTTGTACACAAGTGGCTTAATGAGGTAGAGAAAGGTGACAACAGACTAGCAGTCAAGTTCTTAGCCTCTGAAGTACGCAAGACAATTGACAATGAATGCGACTACAATGAGCTCTGGAAATAGAGTATATATACCTATTGACTTTGAATTTCCCGACTACTAACTTCGGGTTGTTCTTCGAAGGATTTGTGAGGGGCGCCCCAAACGCCCCCTCACTTGTCTATACTAATTACGCCAAAACTATATTATGAATTTACTTAGAAAACTGATGTATCAGTATGGGTTTAGACAGCCTGTAAAGATTTACGAAAACAGAGGCGGTACTTTATACCGCTTCAAAGAAAACTTATTCAAGGACAATGAATGGGTAGAAGATGACAATAGTCTTAATTTGCTTTTTAATATAGAAGAAGGCGAACAATGTAAGGTAATGTTTACTGACTACGGAATGATAGGTTCAAAGATGATGTATCTATTCTGTGTCCATGATAATAGGTGTACCTATTCATCCGAGTCTATCCTTGTAGACCTTGGAAGGGACTACAAGAATATACTAGGATACTACCCTAAGAAACTATTTTATACCAAGAACTATGAGTGAACTAGAGAGATGGATGAAATTACTGCTTGATAAAGGTGTATCTGCTAAGGGTATGCGAGAGTTCAAGAATACGTATCAAGACTTAATATTCTCTACGTCTATAAATGAAGATGTAGATAGAATGAGAATGCTTGAGATAATAGACTATATGGGTGAAGATGATTCCGAGTCAGAGATAATGAGGCGGTATCTTTATTATATATACGGAAAGTTTATATCAGCTGATGCCTATGCTGGATGTATAGGCAAGTCTATGGCTGATGCAGATGATGATTGGAAGATGTTATTAGATTCTATAATGGATGATGCTATAAACAAAATAACTGATTTATGAAGATAGGTAGAGTGAGAAAACACAAGGTGTACGTAGACACGTACTTAAATATTTTAAGATTTGAAATTGTAAACGCTAGTATTCAAGCATCCCGAAGCGGTGGTGTTGATAGCTTTTGTGCTGACAAGATAAACAGCAAGGCGAATCTCATAAGAAAATATGAGCGCAGAAAAAAGATTTTAAGTTATTAAGTTGAGCTATAAGAAAATCTCTGATGTCTTAGGGATTGAAGGTTTACCTGCCGTTTACGGTTTACACAAAAGCTCAAGCCTCACGCAGGGGTTATCATAATATGTGAAGGTATTCAAAGACATTGACGCGGTGTTTTTATCTAGGTACATACTTGGATATTAACACCGCTTCTCTTATATTCGTTGATAAATCAAATTCATCATGGCATATCACAACAGCAAAGCAGACAAGAAAATTATAGACTGTGTGCTAGAGCAAAACGCTAGACTCTTTCAAAACCTTGGCACTGATTGTTCTAAATCAGATTATGAAAAAGCAAAGATTGCTGAGCGACAGAAGCTTCGTAGAATAATGGATTTAGACCCAGAAAAGATAGGCAGGCTTATCAAGGATTCACTAGATGACTAGTGTTGATAATACCGCTTTAAGACTTCTAGGCAAACACGGATTAAATAACGCTCTGATAGAAGCAGAGCAATGCTATTATTGTGCTCCCTCTAATAAGAAAGAATATTGGGGTCTCGTAGTAGACTATCTAAAAGCAATTTAAATGAATATAATTTCTGAATCCACAATCAACGCTTTAGACCAAGAGCTTTTAGTCAAAGAATTTTGGGAATCTATGGCTGATTTGTACACGCTAGAAAACAATAGGCAGCGAAGAAACATAGTCTACAAACATTCTTTCTTTGTTTCCTGTAGAGAGCTTACAACGCTTTCACTATCATCAATCGGTGGTGTTCTTGGCAAAGACCATGCTACTGTATTACACGCTATTAAAAATCATTCTCAGAATTATATACATGATAAATCATACAGAGAGGTTTATGACCAGATGTATGACTCACTGCATTCCAGAATGGAAGACTTCACAGAGGGAGTCAATACCTTAATACAGAGAAGAATTAATAAGATGGATATTGATTCCTTTTCTACTTCTATGATTACTATGTATAAATCTAGATTAGAAAAACAGAAGTATAATTATGAGTTGCAGATTGAAGCTTTAAAGAGGGAAAACAAAATATTCAAGAAACAACTAAAGGCTAGTAGAAATCGTGAGCAAACACTAAATACAGAATGTTTAAGATTAAAGAATCTAATATGAGTAAGATGAATCAATTCCTACGCATTGCAAATGCTAGACTAAAGAAGGTGTATCCTAATAAGATGCAGAGAAAGGCTTGGGCTGCTAATATGTGGCGCAGGTATGTAGAACGCCAGAACATAGAAAAGGATTTATAATCCTCACAACGATGAACCTTAAATTGTCACAAAGTAAGGGTAAAAATTGTACAATATGGTACACAAAATAAGGGTAAAATGAACAGAGAGATACTACTGGAGATGTACGAGAAACTTTGGAACGCTGACAAGGATAAGTGGGCTTGGAATGCTATAGTTAAAGATTCTCTGGAGAAATTAGAAGCCAACAAAAGGTGTAAGCATATCAAAATAGAGGGTGAGAGTTGCAGACTAAACAACAACTGCACCTATCCAAATTGTAAATAGAAAACTTACACCGAAGTGTACAAAGTGTAAAATGAAAAGCACTCAAAGTGTAAAATATCTCAAATCGCAATACGCAATAAATCAAATGAGATGATGGGAAGTCCCACCATAAAAGGATGTTAAGGCATATAATGATGGGAAAAGAAATCAAATCATACGCAACAACATATAAAACTAACTTTTGCCAGTATAACAGATTATTGGCATTATTAACCTTTAAAACAAACGAGAAATGAACTACATAAAAATAGCAAAATGGTTTTATCAGCAAGGGCGTGATGACCAAGTATACGATAAGAGCAGAACTTTTGAAGAGGCTTTGAATCATTACATAGAAACCCAAAACGCCAAAGAGAAATGAAAACACCAATGCAAGAGTTGATTGATATAATCAAGCAACGTATCAATGATGATGATAGTATACCTTATATGTACAACGAAAGAATACT